CCTCAACCTCGGGCATGGAGCCCGGCTGGACAATCGCCTGAGTGCTCGCCCCCGCAGCCGGCTTGCGGGTTGGGCGCTTCCCTTGGGCCATAGCCTACCCCTCCCCTCAACCCGCCCGCCGGGCGAACAGATACACGTCCACGTCCGACCCCGTACCCCCGGCAGTCTTCGGTGCAAAATACGGTACATCAATCCCCAGTCCCACCATCCCGGCCACGGTCAATGCCACCGCCGCGCTGTCTACGTCCTCGACCCCCACCAACGTCACACCATCCACACTCCCCTCCAGGGTCACCGTGGCACCACCCAAGGTCCCCACCACCTGTACAGCCTTGGGCTCAAACCCATACGGAACCCGGACCATCGTCCCCTGGTCCGCGATCCCCATCGTCAGCCACTTGGCCACAAACAGCCCATCCACGCCAATCTCGCTCACACCCACAACCGAAGCCATCACTTACCTCCTCTATTCATGACACCCGTCCTGCTCAAACCGCCACGCGGCGTACTCTTCCTCGGTCATCCTCTGCGGCCCCTGAAACCCCATCGGGACCTTCTCCGGGAAACGATACATCGGTTCACCGTTGGCGTCAAGGATGCCCGTGAAGTACGGCTCTGCGTCCCCCTGGCTCACTACCATCATGGTCTGTGGGCTGAGCCGTCTGCTCCAGTCGCTGTCCTCGGCCACCACCCTCACCAACTTCCTGCCCAGCCCCTGCACCCCGCGCTCTGCACCCTGCATCCCGCACTCCATCTTCAACCTCCCGCTCCTGGCTCCGGCCCTGGTCTCTCAAACCCCATCACCCCAGCCGCCTGACCCTGGCTCCCCCACACCGCCTGCTGCGGCACGATCAGCCCGCCTGGGGTCTTCGTCAGCCTCCCCAGCGGAAACAACACCGCCGCGCCGTACCCCATCGCATCCCCCGGGTGGCTGGAGATGTTCTTCACCGGCTCCCCACTCACCAGCCCGGTCCTGCTCACGTTGAAGTGCCAGCCTCCCCGCAGCGCCTGCCACACCGCAGCCGCCCGGTGCCGGTCCACCCGCACCACCGCGTACCCTCCTGTATTCCTGTTCAGCACCGCCCTCAGGGGCTCGACCCGCTCCCCGAGCCTCACCGGCCCGCTCCGCCACGTCCCGCCCAGTTCCCGCTTCAGCAGCCGCACCGCGCTCCTGTAGATGCTCGTCTGCTCCCGCTGGTTCCCGGCCGGGTCCCCAATATGCCTCAACGCAAACTTCCTGTACCTGTCGGCCAGCAGCGGCTTCACCGCGTCCCCGATCAACTCCGCAACGCCAATCTCCTCCCCCACCAGTGCCTCCAGCACCAGCCAGCTTCCCAGCGGGGTCTTCTGCGTCACAATGCACGTGGGGTTGTGCCCGAAGTCCCACAGCAGGTGCAGGTCCACCCCCTGCACCGGCACCAACCCCAGCGCCAGATGCCTCTTATCGTCCCACTGCGGGGTCACGGGCTTCCCGTCCGTCTGGAACCCGAACTCGCCATCCACGAACCTCCGCACCAGATCCGGCCGGTGCGCCCAGACCCTCCTCAACTCCTGATAATAGCTGCTGGGCAAGTTCGCCTCGTTCTCGGGCTTCGTCGGCTGCCAGAGCTTGAACCCCTCGGTCCCGGGGCTCACGAACCTCCTGTACGTCCAGTGGTTCTCGTCCGGGTTGTTCTCGGCCAGCTTCATGGCATACCACTTCATCCCCTGCTGCCTGAGCCTGCTCAGCCCGATGTCGAAGATCATCTCGTCGATCCCGGCGCTCCCCACAGCCGGCGCCGGCTCGTCCATAGCCATGAACCCGAACTCCCTGGACATGATCTTCCCAGCGTCCACGGGGTCATCCATCCCCAGGAACATCACGTTCCCGCTCGCCACCCCCTCAGCCCACGTGAAGGTCTTCTCGGTGATCTTATAGGTCCCGAAGATCCCCGGTGGAAACCACTCGAAGAAGGTCTTCTGGGTGGTGCCCCTGAGGTTCTCCCAGGTATCCCGCACGATCACCCCAGTCGCGCCTGGGTTGTGCCGGGTGTACGCCAACTCCGCCCAGCACAGCGCCGTGGACTTCCCCTCGCCCATCCGGCTGCTGTACAGATCCGCCTTCGCCCTGCTCTCGATAAACGCCTTCTGCACCGGGTTCGGGCTGAAGCTCACCTGATGCGGGCCTGTGCCTGTCATCTCCCTGCCTCCTTCCCGCCCACCACCAGCTTCACGTCCTCAAGCCCACGCAAGAACTTGCTCTTGCCGGCGGCCCCTTTGGGCCGTCCGGCCCCACGCTTGGGCTGGGGCGGTGCAGGCTCTGGCTTCTGCCAGGGCTTGTCCTCGATCAGCGGTCCAGCCTCGATCTCACCGACCTTGTCTCCCTCGATCTCCTGCACCACTGTCGCCTCCACGGTGTAGATATCCGGGTAGTCCTTTGCCGTGGCCGCGCCTCCCTCCCCCAGGTCCAGCGTCGTGTTGATTTGGATCGGCACCACGAAGCTCACGGCGCCGCGCTCGCTGAACACCCTCGGGTTCCGCTTGCTGGCTGACCACCGCAACTGGTTCATGGCGACGTCATACGCGCGGACCTTCTGGGCGTTTCCCGGCTCCTTCACCAGAGCCCTCGCCATGTCCACGGCCTCTTCCTCCATCGAGTGCGCGCTGAGTTCCCGGGCCGCCGCATAGGCCCTTGCAAGCTCCGCGTGGTTCACCACCCAGCGATGGAACGTCTGCCTTGCGGGAAACGGCCACGGCTTCGGCTCCCCGTCCTCCCCAACCTCCCATCCCTCTTCACCTTCCTTCGGCGCGGTGCAGATCGCCTTGAGCGTCTCACCCTCGGCCAGCCTCTCGCAGACCCTCAGTGCCACAGCCGGGTCATAGGCTGTCACGTACCGTCCGCCGGCCCCACGCGGCCCGATCCGAACCTCCCGCAACCCAGCCTTCTGGTCCTGCGTCGGCACCCTACCCATCAGCACACCACAGCCTTGTGGGGTGTGCCTGCACCCCCGCCTGCACCCCGCACTCTCCTCGGCTGCATCTTCCGCACCTCCAGCGGACCCAGGTCCAGGTACCACACATACACCCGGCTCCAGGGGGCTACGGCCTGCACCTTGCCCCACTCACCCCACCTGCCGGTCCACCACAGCACCATCCACTTCCGCACCTTGCGAGGCCGTGTCTGTACCATGTTTAAACGCTCCCTGCCAGTGCACCCCTCAACCTCAACCCCAGCACTCTACTCCTCCTTCTCCTCCTCAGCAAGCTCTCGTGCAATCTCGCTTGGGAACCGCTCAACCTCAACCAGCTTCCCGTCCGGCCCAACGACAACCTTCGTTGGCCTCGCCCTCGGCCTCGCCGGCTTCCCGACCATCACCACCGTCTGGTCTTTGTAGTCCAGGTGCCACGTCACCCCTGGCCACAGGTTCGAGTTATACCCGGCCTCCTCCTGGGTGAACATCTTCCTGCTGGCCTTGTACCCCGCAGCCCTCTTCGCGCTCAACTGGTTCAGGAAGACCTTTGCATCCTCTCTGGTCTCAAACTTGAACCGCATCCACTCGCCGTCTTCGAGGTACAGCGCATCGTCCAGTGTGTCCTGCACTCTGTCAAGCATCTCTCACCCCTCCGACATCTCGCAGACATCCACCAGGAACCTCACCGCCATGGCCGCGATCTGCACCGCCTCCTTCTTCATCTTCTCCCTATCCGGCTCTTTCGCCTTCACCTCGTCCCAGAGTGCATCCACTTCCTCCAGGATCACGGCGTACCCCTCGTGCGGACCCCGCATCGGGCCGTGCAGCTTCCGAGCCCGCTGAAGCTCCCCTCTCACCTCACACAACGCCATCTCACCCAAGGCTTCCCGCGCCGTCACCATCTCCACCTCCCTCTCAGCGCCCTGGCCGCGTGGGGTGCACCCTGCACCCTGCTCCAGGGAAGGCAACCTAGCACTTGCCATGTGTATTGTCAAGTTTCTTTTTGCTATCGCTTTACGCTAATTGCCACGGGGGTCCTCACCCACCCCCCTGGGGGGTACATGATAATAAAAATATATATTCATATGTCCAGGGTCCCCCCTCCCTGGTCGGGGACCCCTATGGCGACTAGCGTAAAGCGACAGCAAACAGCAAACTCACACTTCACACCTCAGGTTTTTTTTTTTCCTGGTTTGATCCATCGCTCCGGCGGTGGGACCCACGTATCCGCCCACCCCCGCCGACCGGCCTGGGGGGACACTCCCGCCCCCGGGGGTTGAGGAGCCAGACGCGCACCCTGCCAGCCCGCGCCCCGAGCACTTGGCACGGATCTTGCAAGGCACAGCCCATGCCAGGATAGGTTGATGTCAACGTATGGGGAACGTGGCTCTGGGCCTGGGGTTGCGGGCGCGGGCGCGCGTGCGCGGGGTGCAGACCCACAACCATAACCACGTGGTACTGGGCTACCGCGCGCGAGGCTGGGCTGGATACGTTGACATCAACTGTTCACCGCCGGGCGCTAATCCCGCTGCATTGTGCACAATGAGGAAACAATGACACACGGTCTGGGCTCACTGCACCCCAAGCCCGGCACCCTGCAAAGAGCGTGCCAAGGGGGGTGCTCTACAGGGCGCCAGGAAGCCCCCAGACGCGCGGAAACCCTGGGCGGTGCTAGGTGACAGGGCTGGGCGTGTTCTGCAAACGTTCACGGGCGGGCGCGTGTAGCCCAGCAGGTAGCACAACCCAGCACGTGCACTGGCAGACTTAAACCCGGCAGAAACCCGGGCAAAGAAAAGCCCCGGCAGGGTGCACGGGGCTAGGTTGAGAGGGGCAAGGGGAAGGGTTAGCGCGGATCGCCCGGATTGCGCCCGTCACCCTTCCGGCGCCGGAGTTCAGGCGAGTAGGGATAAGGGCGTTTGGCGTACTTGGTATAGGGTGCGGGCGCCCGCTTGCCAGGGCCGACACGGGAAGGCTTGGGGAGGTTCTTCATGGATGGGGCTCCTTAGAGCTTGAGTTGAGGGTTGCGAATTCAACCGCGCCGGATGGCAGGCGGAGATAGATGGCTTCCTGAAGGGTGCCAATCAGGAGGAGATGGGCCAGGGCGCGCAGGGTGGCTTCGGTTGAGGGATCATCCGCGCAGGCGATATCATAGGCGGTGCCAGGGTCGTTGTGGAGGGTGCCGTTAGGGCTCTGCCATCCGCCCCGGCAGTCGATGGCGGTGTAACCCCCAAAGGCTTCAATCAGGCGGGATTGCAGGACGGCATGGATACCCGCCAGGGGGTGCCCGTCGTTGTCTTGAACGGGCAGGATGATACGGGCTTCGCGAAGCGTGGTCATGGGGGTTCACCTTGGCAAGGGTTGAAGGAGCTTGGAAGCGTAGTGCAAGCCCCGGGCCTCGGAGACTTGGGACCGTGCCCGGGAGAGGCTTGCGGCGATACCAGGGAGATGCAGGTAACGGCCCCGGGATAGCGCGCGTCGGGTAGCAGCAGCACGGTTGAGGCAGTCGGCGATAGCCGCGCGGGGGTGCAAACCCCCAAGAGGTTCCGCGCGTCGGGCAGGGCCAGACCACGCGGAAAATGCGGATGGCGGGAAGTGTGTCATGGTGGGATGTCCTTCGTGGGCGGGATTGCCCAAAGAGAAAGGTAGCACAAGGGAGAGGTGCGCTCAAGAGAAATCGTGCACCATGGCGCGGACTTCGCGAGCATTGCGACAGTAGCCCAGGAAGGTGGA